GCACAAGATGTACCAAGTCTCCTACCAGCCATTCTTGCAGAGCTCAAACAGTTTCGTAAAAAGGCAAAGAGAGATATGGCTGCTGCAACGGGGTATATGAAGGAGGTGTACAACGGTAAACAGTTGGCCTACAAAGTTTCGATGAACTCTGTGTATGGTTTTACAGGGGCTGGTAAGGGAATCCTTCCATGTGTACCTATCGCATCTACAACAACCTGTAGGGGTCGTGGTATGATTGAAGAGACTAAGACGTATGTAGAGGCGAACTTCCCCGGTGCGAAGGTAAGGTATGGCGACACGGATTCAGTTATGGTCGAGTTTGATGTTGGGGATCGCAAAGGTATCGAAGCTATTGAGTATAGTTGGGAGATTGGTGAGCGAGCAGCGGAAGAGTGCTCAGCTCTCTTCAAAAAGCCAAATAACCTGGAACTTGAGAAGGTCTATTGGCCATATTTTCTCTACTCAAAAAAGAGATACGCAGCCAAGTTGTGGACAAAGGGTAAAGATGACCAAATGCATATGGACTATGTGGATGTAAAAGGTCTCCAACTTGTTCGACGAGACAACACACCCCACATGAGAGAAGTGTGTAAGGAATTGCTGGACGTTGTACTGACTTCCGGGGACCCGGGTCCACCAAAGGAACTTGCGAGGGAACGGGCGAACGAACTCCTATCGGGTGGAATTCCACATGATAAGCTTATTTTGAGTCAGTCTCTGTCTGATAGTTATAAAGTTGGTGGAAAGAGTGTCTCCATCAGTGGTCCTGAAAGTAGATACATCAATCAGGCACATGTTCAGGTAGTCAATAAAATGCGGGAAAGGAAACCAGGTTCCGAGCCACAATCTGGTGATAGGGTGCCATACCTACTCACGAAAACGGATAACCCTAAAGCAAAGGCTTTTGAAAAGTCTGAAGATCCCAAGTATGTTGAAGAGCATAACATCCCTGTCGATTACCACTACTACTTTGTGAACAAGTTTCTGAATCCTGTGTGTGATCTACTCGACCCGTTGTATGACAATACAAAGCAGGAGATTTTCGGTGAAATTATTGAACAGTATAAACCACCAAAGAAAGTCACTGGTCCAGCCTTAAGTGGTATGAAAAAGGAACAGTTGATTGAAGAGTGTGAAAAGAACAATATCAGCAGTGAAGGCACGGCGTTGGTATTGCGGGACCGTATTAAACTATTTAGACAAAAACAAAACTCTGTTGAAGACTTATTTAAAAGCTACGCACAATCTAATGATAAGACATGACATCAAAGAGTAAGATTACAAAAATCGTTGTTGAGAACATCAGACATCTGATTTACGAACAACTTCCAGATTTAATCGATGATGCAATCACTGAACATATTTACAATATGGTTGATGAAGAAGTGAATAACAATTACAATGAAAGACTGAATAAAAAACTCGAAGAGATATCTAAAATTCATGCAATTCCGTTGGATCTATTGTTGAGAGATATACCTGAGTCAAATAATCATGCGATGTGTAAAGGTGTGAAAACATGTAAAGATGGGTCGAAGCAGAGATGTGCATTTCGTGCAGTAGATGATGGGTACTGTAAATTTCATAAGGCTCAAGGTGAAAAAATAAAAAAGCGAGAACTTCCTAGTAGAGATAGTCATACCCATGGACCTGAACAAATGTTTGTGAGAGGATGTCCGGGCTGTGAAATAAAAAACGAGCTTATAGATTTGTGTCACTTCATTAAGTAATGAGTAAATCGACAATTCTACTAACATCAATAAACAACTTTTACAATGAGGAAAAGAATCGAACCAAACTAATGAACATTCTAGATAAAACGAGTGGTATCTCACTTCGCAACCTTGAATGGTTTATCACGAATTACGCTAAAAAGAATAATACAATGTATACCACACATGATGGAAAACTATTCACTGTTCACTGTGCTTACAAATCTAGTTTAGATGGGTACAGTAAGAAACTGTTTGACCCGTTTTGTCGTTCGGAGAAGTTTCCGTATGTCATTCCTGGGACATCTCATGAAGTTCATACGACTTTGGCACAGTTGAACTTCATCAAATGGTGTATAAAAAATAACATCATCGACTATATTTCCAATAACAAGACTTCTTTGTTTAGTAAGCAAGAGACATAAAACCCTTGTCGAATATGTATGTTTGATATCCGGTATAGTACATGTTGAGTGAATATGTTTTGTTATTCACATCTACAAGTGAAGTCTCCGAAGTGTCAAGTTTCACTTCAATTGACGTTTTATCAGATTGTATTTGGCTAAAGTCCAAGTTCCCCGATGGTTCCACATTGATCGGATTCATCGAGAAACTGTATGTATAAATATTTCTGATAGGTCTTGCCAGTCTATTTCTAAACGGAATGAGATACTTGTAATAGTTATGATTCGTTTTTGAAACGTTAGGTAATCTGTTTCCATTTATGAAAAAACTTGCTTCATCCATGATGGGATTAAAGAATGTCTGTACTTCATCAAAGTTTACATTCGATGAAAAGTTGAACCTATTCTGATAATACTTCTCCTCCTCTATAGGTTTACCACCAGTCGCATCATTTTCATCTTCAAATTCAGTATTACGCAGAAACCAATGAATACATTTAACTGGGATGTTTGGTACAAGATTGTTTCGGATTGAGTCTTCACCCGGTACACTTACAATACTGGGGTGTTTACGTACGATATCTGTTATGAAGGTTTGTTTTTTACTCGCTAGGTACTGACGTTCTTCCGCAGACACTGTAATCTCCTCGGTGACAAGTTTAATGACTGGAAGTTCAAGTGTTGTCCCAGTGTCGGTGAAGAATGTTTGTTCATGGAATTCGAGGACAAACTCGATATTCTGTCTATGCACTGCACACACGGGGAAGTATGGTCGGTTTGGTTTATTCGAAGAGTACTCATCACTCGCATATTTCCTAGAAAAGAAGAAATGTAAGGGAATCATGAGGTCGGCAGAATACTGGGAAAGGTCTCTAAACGCTGGTAATGTAGAATCGTCGTAGCCTATGTTTCGATTGACAAGAAATCTATTCGCCACCTTTTCTGATATTTCTAGATAAAGCTCGTCATAAAGAATACCCCAATCATCGTGGATTTTTTCCACTTCGAGTTCATCTACGAGCATAGTGATACTTTTTAGAATATGTCTTCCCAATTGGTCTGCATAGTTAGCACCACCACCAAAGTCGGTTAGACGTGGCATAGTTATGCTGAGCCACATATTACTCAAAAGGTCTCCCATGTTTTGTGGGTTGAATTGAACTTTGATCGTTTGTCCAAATGGCCAATTTGGTACTCCACCTGGGTTAATGATATTACGACTTCTATGATACTTTCTAAATTCCGAATGTTGTGTCATGTCCTTGTCATTAAAGAACGAGTCTTCTGGGTCTTTGGAAAGAAGATACGTATCCTGCTTTCCAATAGCCTTGAGAGAAATCTTTGCAGCTTCACCCATACTTATCTATTGATTACAATTTTTTAATATCATTCTCCCACATACTCACATAAGTCGTAGCCCTCATAATCTCAAGTTCATTTTTCGCCTGTTCAGATTCCTTCAAAAGTTCTCTCACACTTTCATCCGTGTACTGAACAGTCTTGATGTTTAGGAGATAGTCGTACGTTCCACCAATCCGAGGGAAGAGCCCCGAAAGTTGATTCTCGAGTTCTTGTTTTTTGCGACGGAACACGATTATATCACCGTTGATTACCATCATAACAAAACGCGATTTGTATTCACACATTTTGGATTTGGTTTCAAGAACTTTGATGAGATGTTCCTTGCGTTTTTTGTAGTACTCATATCGAAGTTTGATAAAGTCGGATAGAATAGACTCAGCTGTATCGTATTTGTGAATACCCTTAGTGGGATGAAACAGATGCATGTTTGTTGTACGAAGTGTCTTTTGAAGTTTGAGATCCTTGATGATATCTTTACCTGTGTAGTCCTGAATAACAAAATCGACGTTTTCAGTTGTACTGTTGTTTGTGAAACTCGAAATCATCTTCTTCTCGACTAGTGCGTCGAGATGTTCCTTGTAATCTTGAGTCCAGCGACCTGGTGGTAATTCGGACACCTTCACAGTCTTTCCAATAACATTCCAAACACCTTCAGTCATCCACACATCATCATGTTCAAAAATGCGACCCTTGAAACCCCTAAACCATGGTTTCATTTTCTTCATACTCTTACCATGGAGGTGGTTGAGGATATTGTCCCGAATATCCTTGGGATTGTAAGGTGGTACATAACAACTGAATCCTGTACCGATTCCTTCTGTACCATTAATAAGAACCGTGGGTAGCGTAGGCATGTAAAAGTCTGGTTCAATAGAACGACCATCATCGTCTAGGTAATTGAGGATGGCGTCGTCATTGGGGTCGAAGAGCTTTCTCGCCTCTTTTGTAAGCTTTGTGAAAATGTACCTCGTTTGGGACGCATCCTTACCACCCATGAGTCGTGTACCAAATTGTCCACATGGCTCTAGGAGATTGATGTTGTTGGAACCTGTGTAATCATTTGCCAGCTTCACGATAGTCTCTGCGAGAGACACTTCACCGTGGTGATAGGAACTCTTCTCAGCGACATATGCAGCCAATTGTGCCACCTTCATTTCAGCAGTCAGATTCTTTTGGAAACATGAGAACATAACCTTTCGCTGTGAAGGTTTCAAACCATCAGCCATGTGTGCAATTGAGCGCTTGAGGTCTGCAAGACTGAAATTCACTAGGTCTTTGTGAACAAAGTCTGTGATATCCAACTGTTTAACCTTTCCATATGACACTTCAAGCTCACTCGCCTCTTTTGCTGTACTCTCAAGGAGCCACGTCTTTCGAGCATCAGCTTTCTTCTTATCGAATGCAAGAACGATTGAGTCATCAGTCATCGTGTCTACATCAAACTTTACAGTGAGATCTTGAATCTTCTTGAAATATTCTCGAGCTTCGGCAGATGTTGAGGTACCAAGACCCTTATAGTACTTGATTCGCCATCCAGCCTTGCCATCACCATACCAGGTTCGAAACGCCGAATCGGTATAGAATGACTTACTCTCAGAACCCTTTGAGGCTTTGATGATTGGTGTGACCATACTCACCACAAAGTTCAGTTTCAAAAGACTCGGCCAGAAATAGTGAATCATATTGAGAATGAGACCCTTGATATGAGAACCGTCGTTATCTGCATCAGTCATAATCATGAGACGTCCGTAGCGAAGTTCCGACACACTCGTGTACTCCTTCCCTTGTTGAAGTCCCAAAATCTTTTTGAGATCGTTGAACTCTTGGTTGGAGGTGAGTTGTGCCACTGAAGAATCTCTCACATTCTTACACTTACCACGGAGAGGGAAGACACCGTAGTGGTCTCGACCAACCACAGAGAGGCCAGCAACCGCAAGGGTTTTAGCCGAATCACCCTCTGTCACGATGAGGGTACACTTACCAGATTGAGCCGTACCAGCCTTGTTTGCGTCATCCAGTTTGGGGATCCCAGTAATCTTAGACTTACGAGCACCATCAGTCTTCTTGAGTTCCTTCATCTCCTTAAACTTTGAGAGTGCCGTGAGTTCATCAGCGATACCAGTCTTGAGGACATTCTTAACGAATGTCTTGGGTAGTTCAAACTTGGAACCAAAGTCCTGTGCCTTGAGTGTACACTCAGATTTGACTTGACTTGAGAAGGTTGGATTCTCAAGGGTAGCCTTTACAAAGATGTTGAAGGTGTTCTTCACTTGTTGAGGCTTCAACTTAATCTTCTTGGCCATCTCCTCGATAACACCTGTTGCAACCAGAGATGCCACGTGATCTACATGGGTTCCACCTTTGGTTGTACAGATACCATTGACGAAGGATACCTGTTCCAGACCATTTTCAGAAGGTCCGATACACACAGACCAACGGTCTCCATTGACTGAGGTGACATTCTCAACACCTTCATGCATCTTGGCGTAGGTGTCGAGGTTCTGTTTAGGTAGAACATCCCCATTGAACTTGACCTTACAGTTTGGGGTTGTGCAGATGTTTGCATCCCATACTCGCTTCTGGAAAATCTTGTAGATTGCATTCTCCATCTTGGAAAGACCAAACCTTCGCCAGTCTGGGACAAATGTGATAGAAACGGATGACGTACCCCCACTATGCTTTTTGATTTTTGGTGATTCACACACGGTCATATTCTTCGACCATTTCTGTGAGTAAGTCTGTTTGTTTTCATGATCTTTGATGACGATAGAAAACTCGGATGAATAGATGTTTGTCAGTTTAGCGCCATAGCCATTGCGTCCTCCTACGACACGCTTCTTGGAATCATCATAGTTGGTACTCGTGAGGAGGTGCCCAAATGTGAGTTCGGGGTTCCACAGACCCTCTTTTTCGTGCATACGAACACCGATACCACCGAGGGGTCCATTGTTTTCGATAGACACGGCACCCGAGTCCTTATCTATATCAACGGAGATGGAAGAAACATTTTTTGGGTGCATAGAGTTGCGGTCGATTGCGTTGACAAGGATCTCGTCAAAGATTTTCAAGAGAGCTGGGGAATACTTGAGGTTCTTCTTCTCAAACTGTGATTTATTACTGTTGAGAACCCAATACGGTTCGACATTCAAGTCGACGGGACCGACATATGAGTCAGGTCTCTTGAGAATATGTTCAATGTGGGTGAGTTTTTGGACACTCTCCATATTTTCTTGGTTCTATTACAATTTATGTCTCTAACTTAGGCGTTCATTCCATCCAACTTGCTTTTGAGTTTTGAGATATCTAACATTAAGTCGAGATACTTGTCGGTTAGTTCGGGTGTATGTTCTTGACACTTGGTTAGATACTCAATATCTACTTCATATTCATCTATAACCATGTCTGGATCTATATCAAAAAATTCACCGTTGGGTGCACGGACATGTGCGTAACGAGCATGAAAAATATCCTCAAGTTTTTTTGTCTTGCATGAAGACGTGGTGGTTTTGTTTTTTATCATTGGGAATGGAGATTTGAATGTTTTATAGATTTTGAACTTGTACGGAACAGCTGTGTTAAGTTCACGAACTCTTTGAATAGGGTGTATCGATTCACCAATTTTCACTTCACGAAAGGAGTCTGTCGTGAGAATGTATATGTAAGAGGCATCTGGTAATTTTTCAGATGTTCGAGAAAGACCGAGATATTTCTCTACGTCTTTGATTGATCTCAGAGGTGAAGATAGATTAGCTCTGCTATACTCTGGTGAATAATAGTACGGGTCGGGTCGAGCACCCACTTTACGCCTTTGAGAGTACCTGACTTCCCAACCATCGGGAAGTTCGAAATCGTGTTTGTCAAGAAGATGCTTTTTTAATTTCAGAATATGTTCCATAGTACTTAAAAAATAAGAAACTCTTTTCTCCACTTAGGTATATGCTCACCATCGCCTCTGTAAAACCAATCTTACCCAATCTCGAGAAGCGTATCAACAAGACTGTCGTGAAGTCAGCAGTGAAGGTCATCGACAAGGTGTACAAGGATCGGGACTACGCTCGGTTCTATGTCCTCGAGACGGTCGCTCGTGTTCCATACTTTTCGTTCGTCTCTGTTTTACATCTCTACGAGACTCTGGGTATATCACGGAGAGCCGATTACCTAGAGACGCACTTCGCACAGACTGTGAATGAGTACCACCACCTTCTCATCATGGAACAACTGGGTGGTGATGAGCGCTTCGTGGACCGATTCTTTGCCCAACATACAGCTTTCGCATACTACTGGTTGACATGTCTATTGTATGTGGTTTCACCGAGGATGGCATACAATCTCTCTGAACAGGTTGAGGAACACGCGTATCATACGTATGACGAATTCCTCAAACAGAATGGGGAGAGTCTATCACTTGAACGTCCACCAGCTGTGGCTGTCAACTACTATGACGGTATCAACAACCTGTATGACGTCTTCGTCAATGTCCGCAACGATGAAGGTGATCACGTGAAGACGATGCAAGACTGTCAATTGGAAATCGATGAAAGATGAAATATTTCAAGAGCTACTTGTGTGTATATTTCTTTTTAACAGATTCAAGAATTTTCAAAGCAGATAGAGCTCCTGTGAATATAAATAGTATCTTCTTTGTGATTGGCATTCGTATTTCATTTGGGTGTGGTATAGAAGGTCTTCGCAGTTTTTTATGTATTCGTCGTAAAGCGTCACACGTCTCGAGATATTTACCCTCTGGCATCTGGTCCTTTACCTCGTCGATGGTGGTCATCACTATGATTAGATCTTTATCTACTGCCATATTTTAGGTTGATACTTTCTTTTTCAATAATTCCATGAATTCTTTATGTGTATAACGAGCACCGAATACATCATCCAGTTCTGCGTCTTTAATATTTTTAATAACAAAGTTATCACGGTAAGCGTTTACACAAATATTTTCTCTCCAACATACCCATTCATCCTTACAAACTTGTATGAATACAGTCACATAGACTCTTTTTGTTTCAAGAGAGAATTTTTCTTCAACTCCTGGGGCAACCCCCTTACTTTGTTTCTGGATCGTCACACCATTGTTTTCGTATTTTACTCCACCCACCTTCGGAATGTTTACCGTTGATATATCTGACTCCTGTGTTGGACTTATGATTACATAACCTTTATAATCACTAAAATTGGATATACATATTTCTTTTACAGGAAACATCCACTTCCAAAAGGTTCTACGATCATTTGCCGGAACAGTATCTCGACTTTTTCGTAGCATAGGAAGACATTCACACTTAGGCGGTTTGGGGTCTTTGTCTTTGGTTTTCCGTTCATGCAAACGTCGAGCTCGTTCCATTTAAATTAACATAATATTTTCTTTGGATACGATAAGAAGATATGTACTTCTATTTGATTATTGCAATTTTCATTCTAATTGTCATGATGCAGAACAAGACTAGAGGTATGAAAAGTTCAATCGAGAAATTGGTAAGACAATCTGCTCGATACGCCACAGCTGCTCAACAGGATAAGTCTCCAGTCATAGCTATTCTCCATGCGAACTACGCGACTGCCTACCTCTATGCTCTTAAAGATATTGCGACAGAATCACAAATTCATAATGCGACTGGTATAAATGTCAAGAAGTTCAAGGAGCACGTGATTAATGTACAAGATATGGTTACTAAGAAAACTACTGAAACATGCCCAGAATTTGCGGGACAGGTTGACATCTATCTCGCAGAAATTGGGGGTGAAGCCTGAACACCTAAGTGAAACTCAAAAATGTTAAAAGTAAGTCTAAAAAATGGAAGTCATTCGTGATTCAACGTGGGAGCAGTGCCTGGCCAATGCGGCCAAGATGTACAGGGTCAACGAACCCGACGACAGATGCTATCACCTAGCAGATGCAACGTGGAAGTGTAAAATGTCATACAAACGACATGAAGAGAAGAAGGATAGTCGAAAGCTCATCGTGATTGACAAACCACCGGAGGCTTCAGTCGCTTCACGAACACATGCTAAAACCTGTCAGGCAACTACTATGTCTGGTAAACCTTGTTCATTCAAGGCGGTGTGTGGAGATTTTTGCAAAAAACATCGGATTGATAAAGCTCCTCTCGGAAAGAAGGTTGAAATAAAATCCTAGAGTACTATAAATGTTAGATCAGGAGAGTCTTAGACCTGTAATAATAGCGATGGCCCTTTACATCATCGTAAATGTCCTTCTTCCTCGTATCGTCACCAAACCCACTGGTTTCCAACCTTTTGACGACATTGTCATGACTAGCATTGCGCAACGAGATTCCTTAATGAGTGGTACTATCCTCATTGGTCTTATCGTTCTTGGTACCAATTACATTCAGGATGAATTCTTCTAAGACATTCTTCCTCCCTACTAGATTTTTCGTGTGTTCGTGATCCATATGACGAACACGATTATCATACGCATGCCTCATGAACTCCAAGAGTTGGTCAAAGTTTGGTTCACCCCAAACCATACCCTTTTTGAAGAGAAAATCGTCCCTCTCCAACTCTTGAAGTCCACAGTCAATCGTATACGGTGTCTTGATATATTCCGGTGCACCACCATAGTTCGTGATGATAACCGGTTTATCTCGCATAGCAGCTTCTACAGCACCCATACCAACACCCTCTGAATGAGAGAATCCCACATAACAATCACAACGATTATGGAGAGTATCCATCTCATCCTCGGATAACATATCATTTATGACTTCGACTCGTGGAAACTGAATTTGTACAGCTTGATTACTCGTGGCTTTTACGACGAGACGTGTATTCGGTTCATTCAGTCGCACAAAAGCCTGAAGAATGTCTCTGAATTTCTTTCTAGGGTCCATGATGTTTCCGATATGATAAAATGTGTAGGGCTTCTCTTTCGGTTGAGGGATATGTACATGAATCACGTAAAATTCATTATCGGGAAACTGTCGAGAGAGAACTCGTTTACAAAATTCACTTGGCACTGCGACCCGTTTAAACTCTTTCATGATGAGACCATAATCTTCATGGACCGTCTCTGTTTCACACACAGTCATGCATGCTAGGTTTTTCACTTTTGTTTTCGCATACTTGATATATTCGATGTGATCACGTGTTGGAATTACAAATATCAGGCCGTTATCACTTTCAGGTAATTGTTTACCTATTTCACAATATTGACCATCGGGTAGAAATAGTTTAACATATTTCAGAGCATGTTGTCCTATCCCAGTTTTCAGATGAGGACCGATGATAATCATTTGGTATAAAGATAATCTTTCTTTTATATATAGTAACATGAACCCTCTCATCAAAGAAATCGAAGATGAAATGAAGCGCACCCGCCTTGACAAGACTCGCCTATACGGTCTCTTGACTAAGATTGTTGAGAACTGTGGTGGTGGTTCCGGTGGTGCTGGTGCTCGGGGTCCTCCCGGTCCCGCTGGTCCCCCAGGCCCTGCTGGTCCCCGTGGTGTTGCCGGTCCCCCTGGTCCCGCCGCTACTGCCCCTGCCCCCGCCCCCGCCCCCGCCACCGATGCTCCTGCTAAGAAGGCTACTCCCACTAAGAAGGCTGCTGCACCTAAGAAGAAGGCTGCGACGACTGCTTAAATACGAAATCAATATAAAGCTAGTACCCCTATTATAAATACATGATTGCATCGACACGGATTTATAATACGGCTCACAAGGAAAGATCTGGAAAGCATTGGCGTCAGTACTCAACGGGTGCAACGAGTCGTGGTCGTCGTAAGTTTGTTGTAAATCCACCAGAATCGAAGTCAGATGTTAAGATTGAAAAACTCGAGAACGATTTGAAAAAGTATAAGTGTGCGAATGAAAAACTAAAGATGATTGCTGGGTGGAACATTCGTGCGACACAATCCGCTCTCAAGAACTCTATGGAGATTCTTGAAATTGTGGAGGACCTTTACGGTGAGGATGCTTTTGAGTCTCCATAAATCTCGAGAATATCTTTCACGATTGGACTTCTCTCGATGTCCTTAAAGTCAAACTTGATATACTCGATTCGTTTCGTGCGTTTACCATCTAACCGCGTACATATGTCTATGAGACCGTTATCTTCGTATTTCCGATCGTGTTGTTTAGGATCACCAGTTATGACCATCTTACTACCCTCACCAATACGAGTGAGCAACATCTTCATTTGATTTGGTGTTGAGTTTTGCATTTCATCTGCGATGATGAACGCTTCTTTGAATGTTCGTCCTCTCATATACGCCAGTGGACATATTTCGATTATCTTCTCTTTGATCATGTACTGAATATCATTTTGACTATAGAATTCACCAAAAACATCCATGATGGGTCTAGTCCACGGGTCCATTTTCTCTTCTAAAGTCCCGGGGAGATAGCCTATATCTTCTTCAACAGATACAACTGGTCGGGTTAAAATGATTTTCTTGTAGGATTTATCGTTATAACCAGATATAGCTGCATAGCACGCTAACATGGTTTTACCCGTACCTGCGGGTCCTACCGCGAACACCATTGGTTTACTCATACTGTAAAGTACCCGGTTGTACTCCTTTTGATGGTCATTTTTTGGTGTTATGTTTGGATGTACTTCCCCCAATTCCATCTCTTCATTGAAGTAGAGTTCACTGTCTTCATATGATGATGAAAGTGAAATTTTTAGATTGTTGCGGCCTCTTTTACCTCCCATACTTTTTACGCAGAAGATTTATTGACCCACCATATAAACCCACCTAAAATTGAAGCCAAAACGGCGACTAGTAAACCAAATGAATATTTTTTAGGGTTTTCCTCTGGGGGTTTGTCGGGAAGCCTTTCAACATTATGATTCAGTCTATCAATTTTCTGTAATAATTTTTCGAGTGCCCTCAGGATTTGAAGTTCTCTGTCCTTTGGTTTCTCCTTTACATTTACTGTGGTAATCTCAAGGATCATATACCATTTCGAATCTGGTTGAAGAGTCACATAATCTCCATCATCTTGTTGTTCATAGATGTTGAAGTTTAATTTTTTGATAGATATAGGATTGAAGTAATTTGTGTTTTGTTGGAAACGTTTCCATTGTTTATCACGGAGAACTGTGTGTGATGAATGATTAAAATGTCTTTCCAGGGGAACTCTTGCTAGAATTTGTCCGTGTCGTTCATCTAATATTTGAGCAACTTTTGGAATCTCTGGACAAACGATATCTACAAACTTAGCTATATTACTGGGATGATCGTCACTATTGGGGTTTGCTTCACCAACTTGTGTGATGTAAAAGTCTACCATCTTGATTCCCAGTACCCTACTCATATCTTCAACGTGTGTATTGGATTTGAGTGTGAGGTCTAATGAAAATGTATTATTTGTACCATTCACAAAGTTGGAATCCAGGACAATGTACTGAACCTTTTTAGGTACGTCGTCAAGCGACATTTCTAATATCAATAAAGATTATATTATGGCTATTTCAATTGCGACCAAGGCAATTGCTTTTACTGGTACTCTCGCTGCGGTCACGATCGTAGATTCAATCCGAGTTTTTAACGAGTATAAAAAAATGGAAACTAAAGTTAATAGAAAATGATTTATCTTCAGGCTTTTATCCAGAACCTGACATCCATGGGACCTCATTACATCGCGAATACCTACAAATGGGTTAAGATGGCTGTTTGGGATGCCCCGTATCGTGTATGGTTGGATGTTGAACTCGAGAAAATTTCGATTGAAAGAAATTTTTGCACTCATCCTTGTGAACATACCGACGAGAAGGACTGTGATGAAAATTGTGATGAGGAACCTAAGTCGGAGTAAAATATAACGAAAATTAACAATGACTGATTACGTTCTCCCTATCAACGAACTGTTCGTTCATTCGAGTGTTCCACTTGGAATTCCTGGATTGGCGACTGACGATCTGAGAATTGCATTCCTGCAGGCTACATCTCCTCTGTGCCCGGACGTCCAGCGTAAAATCTGGGAAGAGGTACTTCACTGCACCAAACCCATCGAACCACCCCCAGCTCCTAAAAAATGCCGTTCGGTTTCTTACACTCGATCGCAGATTTCTTTACCCCGAAACCTGTTTCCCTAACAGAAAAAGGTACGGTTGGTAAACTTATCGAAGCTGTAAATGATTGTGGTGAAAAACGATACATTGAAATCGAAGCCGAAAGAAATTATCAACAAGAAAGACAGCAAGATTTGGAAATTCTCCTTACGAAGTGTAAACGGTTATTATCCTTCGTAGAAAGAACAGATGATGTACAAGTTTTTGAAAAGATGGCTTATTTTGTTGTAAAAGTCAGACAGGCTAAATATCGTGGTGATGATATTCATGGTTTGATTGAGGAGTTTGAAAAAATTGAAAAAAGTGTAAAAAAAAGCTCCAAGTCTTTTAAAAACCTAAGTCATGCGATGATGATGGGATAATCATGAAACAATGGATCTCTTCCATAAAATATTGGCACTTGTCGACAAGAACTCAGACAGGATCCCGGAGGGGGATTACCTGGAGTTGTGCGACACTATTAAACAATTGAGAGACAGAGTCAACCCACCTTCATTTCTCCTCGATCAAAATCAACCTCTTTGGATGGGGGAACGACCGTCGCGGGATTTTCTAATCTCCGGGCCTGTATATCGACCCACTGTACCCATGTCAGATGGGCAGCCACGAGAATGGATGAATGATTCGTTGCCATCTGATCCTGATACTGCTGCCCAACGAGAACGAGAGCAAATTCGTCATCGATGGAGAGAACTTGATGAAGAGGTTATGTATCCAGGATTGAATCAGTTTTTACAGGAATTACACGAGGATTGGGCGGCAACGGATCACGACGGGCCAGTTGAACCTGGGTTTTATTACCCCCCACCGAGGCAGGCTATGCACCAACACGTAGAGGATGGTACCACTGTTGTTGAAGTCACTCTAACGTCTGGGCCTGACACGTAAACTGTTGAGGTCTCGCCAAGCATCTCGAATTACTCGTGGTGGAGCTGAAGGGTCCACTCTAGCTGAAGAGCGTGTTTCCATACGCGCGGAAGGATCTATCATAGCTGGTGTATAGACATCTCTCCGTTTTGAGAGTTCTTTTAATTTAAAGTGTAATTTCTTGAGTTCATTTGATATCTTTATATATGCCCACTCATTCCTCGTTGGGAACATCTCATCGTCATCCATAATCTCCATGATCGTTCTTATGTGTTCCATACCTAAGTGAAGCCTAGAATTTATATTTTTCAATAAAAAACATGGAAGACTTACGTAACCTCATGGCATACATCGACGAAATATCCAGTCAGATCCCTGACGGAATGTATCTGAAGATGGCTGACCAAATGAAACGCGTTCATGAACATATGAATGGCAACAAGAGCATCCACGATGACACCTTCTACTACAGTGACACTGAGAGTGACACTGAGAGTGACAGCGAGTATGAGCCTCTTACCGAAGATGAACTACACCTGGGGCGAGAGCGAGAAATCCAGAAGATCAAAGATGAGATTTTGGAGTGTGTGAAGAAGATGCACGAGGAGTACAAGGTTCTCATGGAGTGCGAAAAGGAAGCGAGGCGTACTTGGACCCCTATCAAGCGTATGACTGCATTTCGAAAGACTCAGGCTATCAAGCTGTGGTGTGAAAATAACGTCAGATGGGCTCCTGGTGGTGAGGCTGGGGAACTCGTTGGTTACCTAAGCACCGCCGCCGTGAATGGACCGACAAGCGGCTGGACCTGGAAAAACCTGATGGAAAACGGTCTTCGGACAATTGTGTTGAAAATTGGAACCGATGAGGAGATTATCCGTGCTCAACGTGGATTCGTCTACTACGATGAACTTTCACTCAAAACAATCCAAAAGCTTCCCGCCTTTGAGAAGAAGATTTACGATGACTACAAGGAAGAATGCCAAAGGAGATGGTATGTCGCCATCCAAAACGCT